CGGCCAACTACCAGCGCATGCTGTTGAACAGCAGTGTCTGGCGCTCGACCTCGGCGCTCCAGCCGATGCGGTTTATCTCCGACACCGACGAGTGGACCCAGCGGCGCGCGCGCGGGATCATCGACGCCTGGGGTGAATGGATCATCCTCGCCGACGGCATGCACATTTGGCCGATCATGCCGGCGCACACCTCGGCGGTCTGGCGGAATAGTTATCCGTACAAGGTCGGCGACCTGGCGGTCGACCCCGACGTCGGCACGACCCCGTTTTACATGGTCTGGCAGTGCTCGGTGGCGCACACGACTTCGGCGAGCGGAGATTTTGCGGCCGAGCGGCTGGCGAACCCGTCCTATTGGAGTTTGCCGGCGCAGGACATCGACGCCATTACGGCGACGTTCAATTACATCGACAAGAATTGCATCAACCTCGCCAGCGGCGGCCGCGGCGATCTGTTCATGTCTGACAGCGATACGTTTGTGCTCGACGAGAGGATTTTACGCCTAGGAATGATTTGGCAGTGGAAGGCCAACAAGGGCTCGCCCTACGCCGAGGACATGGCGAACTACCAAGACGCGCTGATGGGGAAGTCCGGCTCCGATAAGCCGGCACCGATCATGATCGGCCGCAAGTCAGTCAAGGACCTGTCCAGCGGTTTTGGCGCCGACCCCACCACTGTAAGCTTGGTGATGGGCGGCCCCGCTGGGCCAAAGGGCGATCCTGGCCCGCAGGGGCCGCCTGGCCAGCGTGGCCCACAGGGCGACCCTGGCAACCAGGGCCCACCAGGTATTCAGGGGCTAACGGGCGCTACCGGCCCGCAGGGGGTAGCTGGCCCGCAGGGCCCCGTAGGCGCCACCGGCGCCAGCGGCACCGACCCAACCAAGGTGCTGAAGGCTGGCGATACTATGACGGGGGCGTTGATCATTAATGCGCCTGATCTTGGCGCCGGCCAGCAACTGAATGTTTCTTCAAATAACCCGGTAGGGCAGGCGAGTATTAATCTCTATTCCGCGGGAAACTGGGCGTGGCTTGCGATGGGCGCGCCGGCCGGGCAAACGGTCGCAATATATGGGCAGGCAGGAAACCCGGTAATCTCAACCGCGGCGCGCTGGGGCATCATCCTTCAAAACGGCGAAGCTGAAACCGGAGCCAACGCTGGCTCGAATTTCCAGATCGAGAATTACAGCGACACTGGCGCTACGCTCGGCGTGCCGTTCAAGATTGTTCGCAACAGCGGTGACATCTTCACACAAGATGGCTCGCTTTATATGAACAGCGCCCCCGCACAGAACGTGTGGATTTCGATCGGGGCGCCATCAGGTAAGCAAGCCGCGATCTACGGCAACGCTAGTAATCCACGGGACCCAGCAAATGCGCGCTGGGGTGTCATTCTCCAGAACGGCGAAGCCGAAACCGGCGCCAATGCCGGCTCAAATTTTCAGATTGAAAGTTATGCCGACAACGGCACCTCCATCGGCATCCCTTTCAAGATCATCCGCGCCACCGGCGCCGCGACTTTCACCGCTCCACTCACCGTCGCTACTCCCACCGCGGCCGGGCACGCAACGACTAAGGCTTACGCCGACGCCCGCGGCGGTAGTTCGCTGATCGCGACGCCGGCATTCTCGGTCGCGGCATCGACGACGTCGTACTACCCACTCACGACCGGCGCGCTGGCGGCAACCGAAACGCTGGTACAGACGCCGATCGCGCGCGCCGGCTCGTTCAAGAACCTGGTCTTGCGCAACCCGGCCGCGGTGGTTGGTAACGGCGCATTCACCGTTACGATGATGGTCAATGGCGTGGCGTCGGCACTGACCGTGAACTTCACGAGCGGCCTGGCGGTCGGCAACGTCTCCGACGTCACGCACGTCGTCGCTCTCAACGTCGGCGATCGCGTGTCGTGGCGCTGCGTGAATGCTTCGACGTCGACGAGCGTGCTGATCCTCGGCACGGTCGAGTACGCGTTCGCATAGGACTGCCATGCCCTACGGACTATTCCGACGCCAACCGGTCCCCCCGCAGTACGAGCAAAACCTGCAGACGAAAGTTTTGCCGGCGCCGACGCGTGGCATCATTCAGTCCGAGAACGAAGCCTATATGCTGCCGGGTGGCGCCATTGTGCAGGACAACTGGGCGCCGACCATGCGTGGCGTCAAGTTACGCGGCGGCTGCTTGCTCTGGTGCGACCTTCACATGCTCGACGTTGCCGGCGCGGCGCTGTGGGTGGCCGTGCACGCCTACACGATCGGCAACAAGGCGCTCGATCCGCAGCTTGGCACCTTCTGGATTTGTGCAATCGCGCACACCAGCGCGGGTGGCGGCAGCACTTTTGCCAGCGATCGCGCCGCGCATCCGACGTTCTGGACCGCCGACCCGACCGTGATCACCCGGCTGCCGGTGATCTCCAGCTTTGAATATCTGTCGGGTGCGAACCAGCGTATGTATGCCGGGCAGCAGACTAAGCTGTTCGACGTCACCGCCGGCTCGCCGGTGCTGGTGAAGAGTGGCCAAACATCCGGCAACTACAGTGCGGCGCAACTAGAAGACGCCAACGGCGTCGATTGGATTGTCGTTGTCAACGAGAGCGGCGACAACCCGCTGCGCAGCAAGGACGGCATCACCTGGGCGGTACTCGACGGCGTCAACCTCGACCCCAACGGCGACGGCACGTCGAACATTCACGGCCCGACTGGCGGGCTCCCCCCAAAGCTGAGCCACGTCTGGAAGTATCGGAACCGGCTCTACTTCATTGAACCAGGTTCGATGACGGCCTGGTACCTCGGCATCGACTCGGTCGGCGGTAACCTCAACAAGATCACGCTGGGCGGTGCTGCAACCAAGGGTGGGAATTTAATCACTGGTGCAACTTGGAGTATTGATGCTGGCGACGGCACCGACGACAAGAACGTCTTCATCACCGACCAAGGCGAGGTGCTGGTTTTCACTGGCTCCAATCCGGCCGATCCCGCCAACTGGCGACAGGAGGGCCGCTACGCGATCTCGCCTCTGCTCGGCATGAACGCGCACATCTCGGTCGGTGGTGATCTTCTCATGCTTACCGTCGACGGCATCATTCCGCTGTCACAAGCGATCACCAAGGAAGCTGGCCAGCTTGAGCTCGCAATGCTGACGCGCACGATCAAGCCGCTGTGGCGCGCCGACGTGGTCGCGCGCCGGCAGTGGGCGTGGACCGCCAAGAAGTGGGACGAGTACGGCGCGCTGTTCGTCACCACGCCTGGCGGTCAGCCTGGCGCGCGGCGCTGCCTGCTTGCGAATAATGTCACTGGTGCGTGGGGAAAGTTCGTCGGCTGGGACGCGACCTGCTTTCTGCGCCTGCGTGAAAGCATGTTTTTCGGTACGCAAACCGGCTTGATCATGCAAGCCGACCGGACCGGTGCCGACAATGGCGCGCCCTATGTCGCGACGCTGGTGTGCGGCTGGGAGACTTTTGGTGCACCAAGCAACCAGTTTGTGCTGCACCAGATGCGCGCGACTTTTCACTCGTCGGCTGGTGAGCCGTTCCAGCCGCAGCTGGACGCGACTGTCGACTATCTGGTGGCGCTGCCGCCACCGCCAACGATCGGACCAGACCCGGGCCTGCGCGATGTTTGGAACCAGGGCAAGTGGGGCCCGGCCGGTTCGAGCGGCCACACGCCGAGCCAGGCCGAGCGCGATCAGTATCTGCAGTGGAACCAGGCCAGTTCCAACATCGTGCCGGTGCGCAACACGCTGTGGGTGTCGATCGGTAAGACCGGTTACGCGCACGCGCCGATCGTGCAAGTCACGGTCGGGCAACAAGCCAAGCCCGAGGTCGAGCTGGTCGCGCTGACGGCAACCTATGAGCCTGCCGGCGTCAACGTCTAGGGAGCGCAAGGGGAGTAACCGATGTCGATGACCGATCAAGACCAGGGCGACCCGCAGCGTCGGCAGGCCTATCGCGACTGGCTGGCACAAGTCATTCTGCAGCAGCAGTTGCGAGACCCGGGCGACGACAGCGGTGGGCTCGGTGGCGCGCCGGCGGGCGGACCCGGGCCATCGACTGGCGGCCCCGGCGCGCCGTCGGGCGGACCGGGGCCATCAACCGGGGGCGAACCGCCTAGTGGCGGGCCTGGACAACCCGGTGGCGGGCCAGCCCTGCAGGGCGGTAGCCCACCCCTTGAAGACATCCCGATCGGGGCGCCGACGGTGCCGGTTGAGCACGGCGCTTTGCCGCCGCCGCCGAATTTGGCGCCGTTTGGGACGCCTCCGGTTGGCTTCACTGGTTCGATTAATGATGCCAAGGGGCTCGTTACCCCTGGATTTACGCCGCAGCCGACACCGACACCGTTCGCGCCGGTGCCGACCGCGCAGGTTTCACCTCCTGGGTTTCCCGTCATGGGAGCC